TAGTTGTTCTTTCGCATGCGGATTTGGATCAACCTGTGGAAACCAATTTATGAGTCTTTGGGTATCCTGCAAAACCATTGGCATCTCGGAAAAACCCGAGACGAAGCCGAAATCATTCCCCTGGAACACTAAACAAAGCCTCCATGTTGCGCCCAGCTCGCATCATTGGTCTGACTGCGCACTATCGCCGTATCGAACTGCATCACAGGCACCGGAGTCGCATTGGTGCCCTTGATCAGCATGTAGGCGTCTTTCGCTTGCA